GTCCAGGACTTCAACTTCGCCGGCGGCGAAATCAAGGTGGTCGATACGACGACGGTCCATGATACGCAGGACACCCAGGCTGTGGTCGGCGCCACCGCCCAATCAGCTGACATGACCATGCAGTGGGACCCGAGCAATGCCGCCCAGCAGGCCATGATCACCGCCTTCCGAACGCGCGCCAACAAGGGCTTCAAGGTGCTCTATCCGGATGGCGTCTTCGTGCTGTGGTACGGCACCGTCGGCTACACCGGCGCCCCGGGCGGCGGCAAGCAGGGCGTCTCCGTCTCGCCGGCCAAGATCACCATGCTCGGCCCCCTGACGACCTACGCCGCCTGATCATGAAAAAACTTGACCTCGAACGCTTCCAGAAATCGCGCGACTCGCAGGTCGAAGCCGGGCGCTACCGCTTCACCCTGCGCCGGCCGACCCAGCTCGACATCATTCGCATGGAAGGCGGCAACCTGTCGATCGAAGTGGCCTGCCGCCATTACGTCGGCTGGGACAAGGTCCTCGAATCCGACCTGTTGCCCGGCGGCGACCCCGAGCCGGTGGACTTCGACAGCGACCTGTTCGCCCTCTGGATCGCCGATAAGCCTGATCTGTGGGGCGCCGTCGTCAAGGGCGTGGTTGATGCCGTGCGCGCCCATGAGGAGGCAGCCGAGAACCGGGGAAACGTCTAGCCGCGTGGCTGGCGACGACCAAGCGTCAGTCGCCGCCACCCGGCCCGGCCCCGCTCGACAGTCGCCTCGCGGTGCACGCCTGGAATCTGATGGGTGGGGCGATCGACTGGGCTGCCCTGCCGTGGGTTTGCCAGCACCTGGGCATTGACGACGTCGATGCAGTGATTGTGGACATGATCCAGATTCGAGACTTTCAGCGATGACCGAGAAAACCGAATTCGTCCTCTCCGCCCGCGACGAAACGCAAGCCGCCTTCACTGCGGTCAACGGTTCGCTGTCGAAAATTACCGGTACCGGCATCAACCTGGCCCAATCGTTCAAGGGCATCGGCCAGGCGGCGCTCGGCTTGTCCGGCGTCGCCTCGCTGGCCGCCTTCAAGGGCCAGATTGACAGCGCCATCCACAGCATGGCCGAGCTCAAGGCCGCCTCGGAAAAGACCGGCGCCAGCGTCGAAAACCTGTCGGCGCTCAAAGGCATCGCCAAGATCGGCGACCGCGACTTCGGCGCCATCGAAGGCGCCCTCGGCAAGCTCAACAAGGCGCTGCACGGTACCGACGACGAATCGAAGGGCGCCGGCAAGGCGCTCGCCGCGCTCGGCCTGAATATCAAGGACCTGCGCGACATGGACCCGGCGCAGGCCTTCATCGCCATCGCCAGGGCCCAGGAGAAATTCGCCGACGGCGGCGGCAAGTCGGCCGCCCTGATGGCCATCATGGGCAAGACCGCAGCCGAACAGATCCCCTACATGCATGACCTGGCCGACGCGCATTCGTTGATCGGCAAGGCCACCACGCAAGCCGCCAAGGATGCCGACGACTACGAAAAGAACGTCAAGCGCCTAACCGCCTCCTACGGAGCGCTGTCGCGCCAGATGGCTGCCGCCGTCGTCGGCCCGATGAAGGACGTCACCGACTGGATGCTCAAGGCGCAGAAGGATGGCGGCGTGCTCATGGGCGTCCTGACCGGCATCGGCATGGCCGCACTGGCCGCCGCCGGGGTCAAGATCAACCCGCTGGAGCGGGCCGAGAGCCAGGCCAACGAAGCCTTCACCAAGGTCATCAATCTCAAGCAGGCCATCGCCGCGACGGAAAAGGCGGTCGACTCGGGTGACGGCGGCCTGCTCGGCCAATTCATCAATAAAAAGAAGCTGGCCAGCTTCAAGGACGATCTGGCGGAAGCGGAAAAAGACCTCAAGTCATCCACGCGGCGCCTCAAGAAGCTCGCCACGCAGCAAGTCGAGGACGACAAGCCGAAAGACACTTCGCTGAACAGCCAGTCCTTCGGCGCCGCACCGAAAGAAGCCAAGGCCAACGACCCGCACGCCAACGATTACAGCAACCTGATCTCGTCGCTCAACGAAAAGATCGCGGTGCAGACCGCCGATCTGCAGAGCGTCGAGAAACTGACCCAGGCCGAAAAGGACTATGCCAAGTTTCAGGCTGACCTGGCTTCCGGCGCCACCGTCCTTTCCGCGTCCCAGAAAAATGTCGCCGAATCCTTCTTCGAGGTCTATCGCGCCCGCAACAAGGCCAACGAAGCCGACAAAGCCAATAAAACGGCCGACATCATCGTCGGCGATTACGCGCGCGGCAATGCGCTGATCGTCGAGCGCATCGACCGCGAAGCCGAGCTGGCGCTCATGACCGACCGCCAGCGCGGCATTGCCCAGGCGCTGTACAAGGCCGAGGACGACGGCGCGGCGATCCGCGCCCGCATCATTCACGACGTTCAGGACGAAACGGCGCAGAAAGTCGCGCTGACCAAGGCCGAAGAAGAGCTGGCCAATCAGAAGGTAAAAGTGGCCGATGCCACTGCTGCCGCCTACGACGAGCAGAAAAGTTTCGAATTCGGCTGGACCAAGGCCTTCCAGTCCTATTCCGATAACGCGAACAATTCCGCCAAATCAGCCCAGGCCATTTTCGAGAAATCGACCGGCGCCATGGAAGATTCCATCGTGCAGTTCGCCATGACTGGAAAGGCCAGCTTTTCCGGGCTGACCAACTCGATCATCGCCGACCTGATCCGCATCGAGGCGCGTACGGAAATGACCAAAGCGATGTCGGCGGTCGGCGGCAGCAATGGCGGTGCCGGCCTGCTCGGTGGTCTGTTCGGCAGTTGGTTTGGCGGCAGCAGCGCCAACGTCGGCGCTGGCGCGACGGTGGCCAACAGCTCGGTCGCTTCTTCGGCGCCGGTCGCCGACAGTTTTGCCGGGGTGACGCAAACGATGCTCTTTGCCAACGGCGGCATCATGAGCAAAGACGGCTCCCTTCCCCTGCATAAATACGCCTTCGGCGGCATCGCCAATTCGCCGCAGCTGGCCATGTTCGGCGAAGGCCGCCTGCCCGAAGCCTATGTGCCGCTGCCGGACGGCCGGCGCATCCCGGTCAATATAAAAGTCAGCGGCGGCGTCGTCAGCGCGCCGCATCTCCCGATGTACAGACAAGACCGCTTGCCCGATGTCGAGGTGCCGCAGCCGGCCGCCCCGCGCATCCCCGCCCAGACGCAAGGCGGCAGCGCCAGCCGCATGGTTTCTGTGGTCAATCACTTTGCCATCTCCGCCCCGACCGATCCGCGCACCCAGCAGCAGATCGCCACCATGGCGGCAATGAGCGTGCAACGCGCCATGGCGCGGAACGGCTGATATGTTCCTCGAGTCCCCCCGTTTCCCCGATGCGATTTCCCTCGGCGCCGTTGGCGGCCCCGGCTACAGCACCGACATCGTCGTCGTCAATTCCGGCGCCGAGTCGCGCAACATCAACTGGTCGCTGCCGCTGTCCAGCTACGACGTCGCGCATGGCGTCCGTTCGCCGGAGCAGATGGATGTACTGATCGCCTTCTTCCGCACCGTCAAGGGCCGCGGCCATAGCTTCCGCTTCAAGGACTGGACCGATTTTCAGGTCAGCCCGGCGACCAGCGGCCTGACCCTGATCGATGACACCGCCCACACCTACCAGCTGGCCAAGCGCTATATCAACGGCGACGAAACCGAAACACGGCCGATCCAGAAGCCGGTCGCCGAGTCTTTCGCCCTCTTCAGCGCCGGCGTTCAGATGATCACCGGCTATGCGCTCGACGCGACGACGGGCATCGTCACCCTTGACGATACCGGCGTCGACCTGACCTGGTCGGGTGAATTCGACGTGCCCTGCCGTTTCGACACCGATGTCATGAAAATCACCATGGATGCCCGCCAGTTTTACAGCTGGGGCCAGATCCCCGTCGTGGAGATCCGGCTGTGAAAACGATTTCCGATGCCCTGGCCGCCCACCTCGCCCAGCCGGTGACCACGTTGGCCACCTGCTGGAAGGTCACTCGCGGCGACGGATCAACCTTCGGCTTCTGCGATTTCTCGGCAGACATTCTGTTCGACGAGCAGCTTTACAAGGCCGCCTCCGGGATCGCGGCCAGCAACATCAAGACCAGCGACAAGCTCGATGTCGACAATCTCGAAGTCGATTCGATCCTCAGTGCGGACACGCTGACCGACGCCGATCTGCTCGCCGGCCTGTGGGACGGCGCCCGCGTCGAAATCTTCCTGGTCAATTGGGCCGACCTCAGCATGGGCGCGCTGTCATTGCGCTCCGGGTTCATCGGCGAGGTCAAGACCGGGCGGACGAAATTCACCGCCGAGCTGCGCGGGTTATCGCAGAAGCTGCAGCAGAGCATTGGCCGCGTCTATGGCATCGATTGCGATGCCGACCTGGGCGACGCGCGCTGCCAGATCAGCCTGTCCGGGTTCACCGTTTCGGCCAGCGTATCTACGGTGACCGACGGAGCCCACTTCACGGCTGCGGCGCTGACGCAGGCGGACGGGTATTTCGATGCCGGCCTGATCACTTTCACGTCAGGTGCCAATGCCGGACGGAAGATGGAAGTCAAGACCTTTACGACGGGTGTGGTGAATCTGCAGCAGCCCATGCCGTTTGCGCTGGCCGTCGATGACACATTCAGTATCCACGCCGGCTGCGACAAGAGCCTGGCCACTTGCCGCGACCGTTTTAACAACGTCATCAACTTCCGGGGATTTCCTTATATCCCCGGCTCCGACCGGATGGTGAGCGGAAAATGAACCCGACCGACACCGAGCGCGCTTCTATCGTGGCCGAAGCCCGCCGCTGGCTGGCTACGCCTTTTCACCATCAAGGGCGTGTGCTCGGCGTTGGCGTCGACTGTGCCGGCGTGGCCGTCGAAGTCGCCAAAGCCTGTGGCATGCAGTGGTCGGATCGAATCGGCTACGCCCGCATCCCGAGCCAGGGGCAGTTTGTCGAGACGGTTCATTCGGCCACTGACCCGGTTGATCTTGAGAACGCCCTGCCAGGTGACCTGATGGTGTTCGCCTGGCGGACCGAGCCGCAGCACATCGCTATCGTGTCCAGCATCAATCCGCTGCGCATCATCCACGCCTGGGAGCAGGTCGGCAAATGCGTCGAAAACGATCTTGATGCGGCCTGGCGTGGCCGCCTCGTCGAGTGCCGGCGCTACCGGAGGCCCGCGCCATGAGCACACAACTGGCGCTCACGGTCGTCGGCGGCGCAATTGGCAGTTATTTCGGCTATCCAATGCTCGGCGCAGAACTCGGCGGCATGGTC